AAGAAAAAAACCGCTGCTGGGCAGATCCATTTTCACGCTTAATTTATATTCACTGGTGGCGGTTTTGAGAAATTTGAACGAATTTATGAGGATAACATTTCCGGAAAGCTGTCAGACGAACGCTTTGCCAAAATGTCCCAGCGTTACGAGGAAGAACAAGCGGAGCTATCCGGAAAGATCAAGGCACTCCGCAAAGAGCTGGACAAGCTCAACGGTGATGCTGTTTCCACGGATATGTTCCTGGCTACCGTCCGCAAGTACACCCGCGCCAAGAAGCTGACGCCCCGGATGCTGAACGAATTGGTCAACCACATTGAGGTTCACCAAGCCGAGAAAATCAACGGCGAATGGGTCCAGAAATTGACCATCTACTACAACTGTGTCGGCGCCCTGTTTATCCCGGATACCCCGTCCATGCCCGTGCCTGATGTAACAGTCAACACTCGCAGAGGTGTCTATGTCAGTTACGAACCGGCGCAAAATAGACAATAAAAATGACGGGTGTTCTCAAAGGATCAAATCCTATAAGAACACTCGTCATGGTACCCCTGACCCGCCCAAATACGAACCCGGGAGGGCGCCGACGAAATCAGACGTAGCCGCATTTTGCACCGCTGAGAACGGCACCAAAGCCGCTCCGGCGCTGTCTACGTTGAATATAATTTTCATATAATCGTCGTAAACAAATACGGAATGAACCAGCGCTCCAAAAACATCTTTGCGGAACTCTGGGCTTTTTCTGTCCCCGTGGCGGAAACCGTCAAGCCAGCAGGCCACCGCTTCCGCTTTGACCTCCAAGGACGCCTGCACTGTGGCGCGGTCGATCTGCTGCCGGAGGGCTGCACGGTCTGCCTCTGCATCCATAAGCATTTGCTTTGTGGTCTCCGTTATAATGCCCTGTGCTATGGCATTGCCTATATTCTTCAGCTGCTTCTCCACTTCGGTCAACTGCACCCGAAGACTGGCGACCAATGCCTTGTTGCCGCTGTTTTCCGAGCAGCGTCTTTCTACCTCCGCAGAAATATAGGATATGTTATCGTCCGTCAGCACGTCAAGGGCGGATTGCAGCACGGCCTCTTCGATCAAATCCAGCCGGACATTTTTCTTGTCGCACTTTTTGGCGCGGCGGTTGTTGCAAATATAATAGTAATGGCGGACGCCGCTTTTCCCGGTGCCGGCCGTTCCGGTCATGGGGCTGCCGCATTTGCCGCAGAACAGCTTCCCGCTGAGAAGGTACGGTACTTCTGCCTTATAGGCACCGGGGCGGTGGCGGTTGGCGTCAATCTTTCTTTGTACCCGGAAAAACAGGTCATCCTCTATGATTCGGGGAACGCCACCGGCAATGCTGACAGTGCCGTCATATTCATAGATTCCGATATATTTCTTGTTCCGCAGGATCGTGGTAAAGCTGCTCTTGTTGAAAGAATTCCCTTTTGCGGTTTTGTGGCCTTCCTTGTTAAAGTGGTCGGCCAACTCCCCCATTGACTTACCGCTGTCATACCATTCAAAGCAGCGTTTTACCAGCTCAGCACCAACGGGGTCAATTTGCCAGCGCTTGTTCGGGCCGGGGCGGTAGCCCAGAGGGGCGCCGCCGGTGATCTGGCAGTGCTGGGCAGCTTTGTTCATGCCGCGGGTAACGTCTTCGGACAGTTTGGCGCTGAAATATTCGGCCACGGTTTCGATCATGCCCTGAGTGATGACCCCCGCGCTGCCGTCAGGTATGAACTCTGTCACACTGATAAGGTGAACCCCGGCCGCTTCCAGCTGCTTGCGGTAAAGGGCGCTTTCGGCACGGTCACGGAAAAACCGGTCATAGCGCCAGACCAGCACACAATCCACCACGCCGGTGCAGGCGTCGCGGATAAGCCGCCGGAAGTCCGCCCGGTTCTCAGTCCTTGCACTGCGGGCGCGGTCTACGTACTCCCCTACCACGGTAATATTATGTTTTTCGGCGTACTCCCTGCAAATATCAATTTGCGCCTCTATGCTTAATTCCTGCTGCTTATGGCTGGAAAAGCGGCCATAGATAAACGCCCGCACTGCATTTCACCCCTTTGCCCCCGCTGTGGCGGGAAATTACAATTATAGGCCGTTCTGGGTTACACCGTATTCGGCCTGCTCAGTTGTAAAGCCTTCATATTTCAGCTGACTAATCAGCCCGGAACGAGAGAAAGAAGAATAGTCCAAATATTCCTTTGCTTTCTTTACTGCCTGTTCGTTCCAGTCTGCACCACAGTTATCTGCTGCGCGAGTGGCTTCCTCAGTCGTAAAGCCCTCATATTCCAGCTGCCCGATCAGCCCAGTGTAGGAAAAAGCGGAATAATTCAGATAGTCAGCAGCTTTCTTCTCTGCCTGCTCAAACCAGTCAGCGCCGCAGTTGTCTACCGCGTAGGTGGCTTCCTCAGTTGTAAAGCCCTCATATTCCAGCTGTCCAATCAGACCGGTATAAGAAAAAGCAGTATAGTTTAGATAGTCGTGAGCTTTTCTCAGTGCGTTCTTTTCCCCGACCGATGCGGTATCTGTAACGGCTTGTGTTTCGACAGCTTGCGTATTTGCCACCGTTTCTTCGGCCACCGTTGCGACCGTCACTTCGGTGGTTGTATCCACGGCTGCCGTCTCCGTGGCGGGGGTAGTTTCTGCGGGAGTGCTGACCAGTTTTGTGCAGCCACCAAACAGAATAACGACCGCAATCAGCCAGAACCACCACCGTTTATAAAAAGGCTTTTGGGCCTTTTTCGCATTGCTGGCCGGTTGCCCACCATCAACAGGCGTACCGCAGTGAGGACAGAATTTGCCGGAGTTGTCGATTTCCTGACCACATTTCTTACATTTCATAAAATGACCCCTTTTCTTTTTGCATATCTAAACCCGTCCATGTGGCGGGTTATTTTTTTACGCCGGGGAACTGGATGATTTTGCATTCTCTGTAGGAACGGCCTGATACTCAAAGTCTAGCGCGTTCAGAATTCGCGCACGAGCCATGCTGTCAAGGGCATGAAATTTGCGAAGCAAATCCAAATCGGCAGCCGGAAGGCCGACCGCTTTGGTAGCACAAGCATTCCGACCAAGAAGAACATCCACGGTAACACCGAAAAAGTCGGCCAACTTGCACAACATTGCAAAATTGGGTTCACGCTTTCCACTTTCCCACATTCCGACGGTCGCTTGAGATACACCCATTTTCTCAGCAAGCTTATATTGAGATAATCCAGCCGTCTCACGCTGTTTTTTCAATTCAACTCTAAACACAGAACCACCCCTTTTCCATATGATAATAACAAAGAGTTATAAAAGCAAGGGTTTTTAGAAAATTATCACATTTAGTGTTGACAATCACGCTTAGTGATGCTATAGTAATCACACATAGTGATTGATAAGGAGGCGATTGAAAAAATGACGGCAATCAGAGAGTACAGAATCAAAAAGGGCATTTCCCAAGCCCAGCTTCCTTCGCCGAATACACAGAAGCGGCGGTGGGAATCAAGCAGCGGCAGGCATATAACTACATTCAGGTGGTCGAGAGCTTACCGGCCAGACTGATTGAGGAAAACGCCGCCGCAGGCGTCACCAAGCTGGCGTTGCTGGCCAAACTGAACCCGGAGGAGCGGGAAGACCTGACCGGGGAAGCTCTGGCAAACATCACCGTTGCAGAGCTGAAAAAGCTGGTTGAAGAGCGGGACGCCATGGCGCAACAACTTTCTATCTTCCAGACGGAGCCGGAAGCCGTGGCAGAGGTTGAGGCGGAGCCTATTGACCCCGACGAGATCAGGCGGCAGGCGGAGGAAGAAACCCGGCAGCAAATGGCTGCGGCATTCGCCGAGGAACGTACCCAACTGGAGGCCAAGCACAAAGCTGCAATGAGTGAAGCAGTGCTGAAGGCAGAGCAGGCCGCGGCGGCGGAGGTTCGCAAGGTGAAGGCTGACGCCAAAAAGCAGGCGGAGGCAGAAACCCGGCAGCAGGTAGCCCAAGCCAGAGAGGAAGCCGCCAAGGCGGCAGCGGCTCAGCAGGAAGCTAAGTACCGGGCAAAACTGGATCAGGCCAAGCAGGCGGAGGAAGAGGCCCAGCGCCGGGCGGAAACCATGGCAAAGCAGATGGAAGCCAGCAGCGACGAGAACGCCGTCCGGTTCTTTATGCTGTTTGAGCAGCTGCAGCAGAAGGTCGAAGATATGAAAGCCATTACGGAGACCATGCGGGAGACCAGCATAGAAAATGCAGAAAAGTTCCTGAATGCTCTGCGGGGGGCGCTGTCTGCGATCATGGGCATTTATAACGTCCTGCGCCGCTGTGGGGCCACCGTTGTGGCATACATTGACGGCGTTGCAGCTTCTGCCGCGTCCGTTATTGCGATGGCAGCAGACAAGGTAATTATGCCCCGTAACACCGCTATGATGGTACATAACGCAGCTTGGGGCGTGTACGGCAATTCCAAGGAACTGCGGAAGAGTGCGGACGATCTGGACATTATCAACGGAGCCATGCTGCAAAGCTATATCGTCAAGGCCGGCGACAAGCTGCCCGCGGAAAAGCTGGAAGAACTGACGGACGGTGAAACTTGGTTGTCTGCGGAAATGTGCATCCAATACGGCCTTGCCGACGAATATGCGGAACAGGACGCAGACCTGACCGCAGCCGCCAAACAGTATCAGGGCGCACGCGCAGCCTTCCAAAGCCGGGACATTTCCACCCTGCCCGCGGCCATGGCGGCGGCGATTTCCGCCGTAGCGGGTCCCCAAGAACCGCCGAAGCCGCAAACCCCGAAAGCAAGTGAAGCCGGCTGCCTGAACAACATTCTTGCAGCAATGATTAAGTAAACGGAGGAACAAACAAATGAAAATCACAAGCAAAGACCTGTTCGCACAGGTCAAAAAGCAGCATGAAACTACCCTTGCCGCTGCTTTCAAGTCCGGTAACCCTGAACAGATGGCTGAGGCCATGACTGCTTTTTTCGATGGCATGAACGAAGCAGTCCTCCAGAAAGCCGCCGAAGAGATCGACGCCAGAAATCAGGACGCCGCTATCCTGTCCGCCCGCGGCGCAAACGTGCTGACTGCGGACGAACGCGCCTATTATGAAGGGCTGGCCGCTGCGCTGAAGGCAAGCGACCCCCGCGCCGCTGTGGCCAACTATGAGGTTGCCATGCCTCAGACCGTTATTGAGCGGATCATCGGCACCATCAAGAAGACCCACCCGCTTCTGGATAAGCTGAACTTTGTAAGCACGGCTTATCTGAGCCGCATTCTGGTAAACGCCAAGCCCGCCCAGCTGGCCACTTGGGGCAAGATCACCGGAGCGGTACAGAAGGAGATCGAGGGCGGCGTTCAGGAAATCGCCCTGACCATGTGCAAACTGTCGGCATTTCTGTGCATTTCCATGGATCTGGTGGAGCTGGGACCGGAATGGATGGATGCCTATGCACGGGAAACCCTTTCCGAAGCAATCGCCTGCGCCTGCGAGGCCGGCGCCG